CAATAAACATCAATCCCCGACGCAGACCGCATCGGGGATTTCTTTTTGAACTATTTATTAAAAAACAACCGAGAAATGAAGTTAGTTTTCAAGAAAAAACCCTATGGGCACCACCCACATAGGGAAAGGTTAAACCTTTTTTGTACGAGTTTTCCAATCTCTAAATCTAATATATAAAAAATTGAAATAAAATCCAAGAAAAATGAAAAAAATATTTCTATTGTTTGGTTTGGTATTATTTGTTTCTTGCGGTATTTTCAAACCTGTACCGCCACAAACATCAACAACTGTCACGGTTCGAGACTCCACAATAATCCATATCAAGGATAGTGTAAGGGTTATTGAGAAATCAATCTACAAAGACTACACAGGGCTATTGGATACTTTAAAGATTAAGAATGAGGGTAGAGCGTCAATGACCGCATGGGCAGATACTTCAAAAAACATCATAGCGGGAGAGTTGGTGACTGAACCTATTGAGGAGAAGACGAAGATATTGTATCGGGACAGGATTGTTGTCCGGGATTCAATTCAGGTGAAGGAAGTTCCTGTTGAGGTTCCTGTTGAGAAGGAGGTAGTTCCAAGGTGGTGTTGGAGGTTACTCTTCTTCAATATCTTGCTATTGGTAGGATTTGGAGTTTGGGTTTTCTTGAAGATAAAAAAGAAGGTTTTACCAATTGGATAACAATTGACTCTCAATTGCGATACAATTGGTTGCCAATTGGACAACAATTGGTGAGCAATTGGACAGCAATTGTGTATTATGTATATGTATTATGTATATGTTTTATGATATATGTACATGTATTATGTTACATGAACATGAATAGAAATTTATTTGTTTTTTAATTATTTATTTTGTATGTTATTGTTAGATAAAAATAATTGAAAATTTTTTCAAATTTTTTTATTGATTTTGATTTTCCAACTATTTATTATAAGATACTGATAAAACAAGTTGAAAGGTTAGGGACTTTCAACCGCAGACGATAATAAGTATAACAACATAGCCCACATCCCGAAGGTGCCCTAACACCGGAGGGGAGTGGGTTTTTCTTATGAAAGATTTAGATATTACAAGGGTTCCCTTCACCTCAGTTTCAAGGGAAAATTGGCGAATGCTTTTGGATTTGGATGCAGAAACACTCTACGATGTAATCCAAAATGTCGGTAATTATGTAGTAACAGGAGAAAGGTGTGATTGTGACACCACGCTTTCAAGGGTTGTGTGTGAGCAGTTGATAAGTGTAATCAATAGGAAAGCGGAAAAGGCTCTTAATTCAATTAGTAATCTTAAGCCAAAGGCAGAGGCACAGGAACAGGAACAGGAACCTATTAGTGTTTCAATTGACGATGTTATAGAGGAGAAACAGGAGGTTAAGCCTATTCCAACATATGCTCCCGAGCCTAAGCCTGTTCAAACTCCAATCATAGAAAGTGATTTCTCAAATGAGGAGGAGTTGGCTAATTACCTATTGACAATCCAAAACAAACCCCAAAGAGACAGACAAATGAATGACCTATGTAGAAAGTACAGGTTAAATATTGTTGAGGTATTAAAATATTTAGGAGTTAAGGTTTATGGGTAATTTAATAGGATATATAGATATAACTCAGCAAAAGGCTGAGAAATTCATCAACTCCCATAAAAGTGAGTGGCCCACCATACTTAACCTAATCAAACTCGGTAGGAAAACAGGAGACCAAAGTTATTTGGACAGGGCAAATGAGATTTATGCTCCTCTCATTGAGAAGGACGGTTATGGATTTGATGGTGATATAGAGGTCGCAAGGAGATTATGGGATATAATAAGGGATAAGACAGTCCCACCAACAGATGAGTAGTATGAATTTATATGTGAGGGATATCAGCGAGGTTAAGACTTTTTCCAAATATGGGGATATCTTCACACAAATAAGGCACAATCCTGAGACGGGATGGTGGCTGTATAAAAGAGTCACGAAAAGGGAAAATAAACCTGATTTTATTAGTTACGAGGTGGTCAGGGGTAGGAAACATACCAATCCCGATGGAAGCGAGGTTCTTGCTTATCCATGTACAACTGATTGGGGCGTGTTAGGTTTTACAATATCGGATAACTGTAATGCTGAAAAGATGATAGATTTCTATATGTCAGCAAAGCGAAGAAGCCCCGAGGAAATACACGAGTTTAAGAAAACACTCTATGATGCCTCTATTTCACCGGGAGTTTTCCATATTCAGGAGTTTTAGGGTAAAGTGGTATAATCTATCATCTTTGTCTTTTTGAGGGCTATATGGAATAACATACTAAAAGATACAAAATGAAAAAGGCTGAATACATAGCCCGCTATGGAGAAGAGGGTTGGGCAAGGCAACTTGAAAGGCAAAGGGAATCTGCGGAGAAAAGGAAAATGGGTATTGTCGCTGAAAGATATGAAGCCCCAAAGACCTTGTTTTCATTCAAGATATCTCAACCTGCTCCTCAACCTGATGAAGATATTCCACAAAAGGAAATACAGGATAATGTCAGGGGAAAGGTAGAGAAAACAGCGGCATTTCTCCAAAAGGCAATAAGGAAAGAATGGGTACAAAGGCATAGAGAGCGAAATATAATAATAGTTACTCCCGGCGCGATTAAGAATAAGAAAACCATCAAGTACGAAATAGAACTATATCAACTTAATATGTCAAAAGAGTTAAAGAAAGAGTTTGAGAAAGTTTGCAGAGATATTATGGAAAAACCACATATCAAATAATTTATATTTATTAAAAAAGAAAAGAATGATTGATTTTTATTTTGACCGAGCACTCTCAATGGATACCCTTAAGAATGATGAGAGTTTAGATGTCTATGATGAACCAAAGGATAGTCCTTTCTACAATGAAGAACATCCACGGATTTTTATAAAAATGAAAGGTATAGAAGCGGGTGGGTGGACATATCGTCGCAGCGGTTGGTTGTCACATATGGAAGGACACGATGCTGCAATACCCGTGGCGATGCATCTTTATGATAAATATGGAGTAGCATTTGGCGATGGTGCTCCTATGGAAGTATCATATTATCGCAGAATAGCAGGAGTTGAAGAACTTATTGATGAAAATATCATAGAGCGATATTTATATTTGGATGAAATGTATCATTATTTTGATTATTTGGAGAAAGAGGATGAATATTATGGTGGTATAAAGAAGAAAATGGCAAATGAAATATTGTTGCTTGCCCCTGAGTATAGAAAAGCAAGAGAAGCGAATGATTTAGACAGAAAAGAGGAAGAAGATGAAAAGAGGTGGAGAGAAAAAATGAAAGAAAAAAAGGAAGAAATTCCTTCTACTTTTGAAGGGGGCCTACCATTTTGAGTGAGATAAATAGTTCATTTTTTGTAATTTTGGACAATCTGTACTAATTTTTTATTTTTTTATCCCGCTATGTTGCGAAATATGGCGGGATTTTTTATTATCTTTGCACAACAAAAGAAAATAACTATGTTTTTATTGGACAAAGATTTCAAAAAGGAAATGCGGGACAGGAATGTCAGCATTCAGGAACTTGCGGATTATCTCGTAAGGAATAACACGATTTATGACTTGGCAATGGCACTCTCTGAGTACATAATTAAAGACAAGGAAAGACCATCTTCTTCAAAGATTGTTGTAACCGAGGAGGAGTATAAGACCATCACCTCGCTTTTCAGGGTAAAGGGCTTTACCGCATCAGGAGAAAAGGATATGAGGGGCAGACCTAAGTCTGTGAAGGAGGAGTAACATAATCCCCAACCCACTTCTTTCCATTCCATACATACAGGTTATGACCATCAAGGAGTTTTGGAACATACATAAATTTCCATACCTTCCCAATCTTTGATGTAATAATTATTTCAACACCATTAGGTCTTGTTGTTCTCGGGTCTCTATGTCCAAATGAGACCTGTTTTGCAACAAGGCTTTTTATGTGCCTATGGACAACATCAAATTTATTGGCAAGGTCAAGTTCTTCAATAGCCTCCACAAAGGCTTCCTCATAACTCTTTCCCGCCTTGTTTAGCATTTCCTCAATGGCATCCATTCTTTCCACCAAGGAGTTTATAGCATCAAAGTGGGACCTGATATCGCTCTCTATCTTTAAGAGCAATTTACGCTGTTTTTCTTTGGTTATGGAGCCTTCAATATAAGACTCGGCAACCCTCTCTTTCTTTGCCTCTTCTTTCTTAATCCCAACCATATGAGCCTTGACCTTTTCATCAAGTACCTCCAAGGTTTTTTTATACTCCTCAGCCTCATTCTCTGACAGGTCAAGAAGGTAGTCCAAGTGTATCTGCTGTGCCACCCTCCAAAGGAGTTCATCTGCCACATATTGACGAAGGGCAAACCTATTGTCGCATTCTCCGTGGGCAGCAGCACGGCAACATACATAGTGCTTGGAGTTAGAGGTACATACAGCACCGCACTTATAGCACCGCACTAATTTCGCACCGAGTACTAACCTTTCCCCTCGCTTCATCTCAATCTTGTTCCCGCTTCTCACCTCCGCACATTTATCCCATAATTCCTTGGAAACAATAGCAGGGTAGTGCATACCATTCTCAGATATATCCTCACCTATGTATGCCTTGTTCTTCAATATCCTTATAATAGCCCTGTCTGTGACTTTAATTCCCCTTTCATCAAGTTCTTTTGAAAGGGTATATGAAGAGTATTCTCCCGTGGAATATAACTTATAAATGGTCTTCACTACCTGTCCCTGTTCTTCATCCTCAACAAAGGACTTATCCACAACCTTATATCCAAAAGGAATAACATTACCCCCTATATACTGACCCTTGGCCAACATAGCGGTCTTTGCCCTTTTAAATTTCGCCTTCCTTTCATCATTATCCTGTTTTGCAAGAATGGCCATCAATCCCATCGCCAATTCCATACCCGGGTCAATATCTCCATTAGGAGTCAGCAATTTCAAATAGGGGGTCTTACACAGGATTTGGATTTTGCGGGAGACAAAGAACCTTTTCACCTCAATCCATACTTCCTCTGTACGAGCAAGGCGGTTAAGATGCCATACGGCAAAACAATTGATTTCGGGGTCCTTTTCCACACACTCCTTAACCTTGTCAATCATCTCCCTGTAAGCATCATCAACCCTTGATGCAGAAGCACCCTCCTCTTCAACCCATACAATATCCTCCTTTGCATATCCTTCCCTAATGCAAAACTCTTCCATTTCCTTGTGCTGAGTTTCAATGGACTGCGCTTCGGTTGAAGTTCTGACCATAATTAGTATCTTTGCCATATCATCTAAATATAAATATAAAGGTTGCACGGCAAAGATAGCGACAATATTTAAATTACGCAAGCCATGACCACAGATATTTCAAAAAAGTGTATTTCGCTATTGATATTTAGGTGGAGATGGTGTAAATTATATATGCAGGTTGGTCAAGACCCACACAGGTGGGCGCCTGTATATGGCTTTGAAAAAACCCTATTTTGTAGTGTATCCTCCCGCTATGTTGTGAAATATGGCGGGATTTTTTATTTTTGTCTAACTAATATCTATTTATATGTTTGTAGTTGTTCTCACTCACATTGAAGCCGATGGCAATGATTACACAAGAGTAATCAGCAAGCATCGCACCCGCTCTGCTGCCATAAAGTCTATGCTAAAAACTATGGCAAGTTACTACGGATGGCCGAACACCAAGGAGTTTAAGGAGGAATTCAAAGACGATTATGAGGAGACGATTAAGACGGGTAATTGCAAGGTAGAGCCATATAAGGGTTTTTTCTCTTTTTGGTCAGTTATTGAAGTGTAAGCGGAGAGCGGGCAATTTGTGTTGTCCGCTTATTTTTTGTATATTATAGGTGTATGAAAGAAATATGGAAGGACATATATTACACCGATAGCATTTCAGGAGAACTAATTGATTATCGTGGGCTCTATCAAGTATCAAACATGGGGAGAATAAAAAGCCTTGATAGGATTGTGAATAGGGTAAGGAATGGGAAAGTATTTTCTCTAACTATTCACGGGAAGGTTATGCAATGGAAGTATAATCAGCATTATTGGATGATAGGGTTGATGAAAAATACTAAAGCAAGGTTTTTCCTTGTCCATAGAATAGTTGCCCATATGTATATTCCAAATCCCAACAATTTTCCCGAGGTAAATCACAAAGACGAGAATTCTTGGAATCCGATAGCGACAAACCTTGAATGGTGTGACAGGATTCAGAACATTTCTTATGGGACAAGGTCCTTAAAACACGGAAGAGCAATATCAAAACCTGTTCTTCAATATTCATTAGACGGTACTTTTATTAGAAAGTGGGATAGTTATAAAGACGCAGCAGACGCATTAGGCATCAATAGGGGGTCTATAAGTAATTGTGTTTTAGGACATGCAAATTGCTATAAGGGATATATGTGGAAACCATTGTCATATCCAATTAAAGAAACAATAGAACCATATGTAAATGGAAGGCGGCTCCCACGAAAGAGAGCCGCTTAATTATGGTAATGTGAATATTTCAAAATCAGTAGCGATGCCGTGTTCTGCGAGATACCCACCAAGTGCTGTGGTAGCAGCAATAACACTATCTATTTTCTGTTTAGAATAGGATTGTTTAACTGGCTTAATGTTTCCTTGACTATCTTCTTTTATGGTACAATTCATCATTTGCCATAAGAAGTTTTGTGATTTTTGTAGTACAGCGTCTCCGCACAATATCAATCTTTGAAACTCCTTTGTCGCTTGTGAATAGTTGCCTATGTTTTGAGCAAATGGAATAAGGTTATATCCCATTTCAGTCATTGTAATAGCCCATTGGCTACTATTCCACCTATCATAATAAACAGCGGTCACAGGACATATCTCATTTATACGGACAATCTTATTTGTTATGTTATCATAGTCCACGATATTACCACTTGACAATTCCAACTCTCCCAACTTATGGAACTTCTCATATAGTGCCTTATTTGGGTGATTGACATATGTGTCTTCGGGCAGGAATGTCCAATGGAAGAAATATCTTTTATCTTCAATAGGTATCATTGCACATATCGCTGTCATATCACCCACGCTTGAAAGGTCAACACCGATAACACAGGGATATCCTGTAAAGTCCTCCAATTTCATTTCCCTCATACACCCTACAATGATTTCGGGTTTAATCCATACAAACTCGCTACTACACCATAGGTTTAAGGTCTTAGTCTTAACACCCACCTCCGCAGTAGGGTCCACCTTAGCCTTATTGACCTCAGCCATCATAAAGTCTTCGGTAACAGTAACACCGAGGTTAGGCTGACACTTAATAAAATTCTTAGGGTCAGTCCAATCATCCTCATCATCCAACTGCCATATGAAGGGGAAGAAATTATCCATCTCCTTTACTCCACCAAGCACCTGTACTCCCAATTCATACATATCATGACAAGGCCCCGCAAGATTAAAGCCTGCGGTGGTAATAATAATAGCGAGGGGTTGCTCTCGCATACCTTGGGAGGACTTCAAAACATCATACATCTTTCTGTCTCGGGCCTCATGAAACTCATCCAAGAAGAAAGCGGAGATATTCATACCATCAGCACGGGATGCATCTGAACTTATAACCTTGCATATTCCATTATTGAATTCGGTTTTTACATAGTTCCTGTAATGCTCTATCACATTCTCATCCCTGTCTATGGATTTAGCAAATTGTGTGATGTAATTAAATAGAATACGGGCTTGGTCAGTAGAATTAGCGGCACATACGATTTCAGGCGATGCTTCTCCTTCCATTACCATAAGGTAAAGCGCAAGCGCAGCCATAAAAGCATCCTTGCCTGCTTTCCTCGCCACTTGTATATAAAGTTCCGTGGCAACCCTGAAATGAGTTGCCTTATATTTTAGAAATAGATTTGCAAGTATGAATTCTTGGAATGGTTCAAGAATAAAGGGCTTTCCCGCAGATTTTCCAAGGAAGTGCTTGATGGTGGCAATAAAATCCACACAATCCTCAAAGCCCTTTTCATCAAAATAGATATCATCCCTTTCAAGGAAAGTTTCAAATCTGCTTACAGCCTGTTTAATTAGAAGCCCCGAGACAATCATGCCCTCCTTGATGCCCTTCACATAATCTAAATAGCCCCTGTGCTTCATGCCCTCAGCCCCTCCTATCCTTCTCTGTGTCGGGATTATTCTTTGGACCCTCAGCCCCATCTACCTCTCGGTATTCAGCCCCTTCTACCCACACAACCGCTGCGGTCTCCACATCCTCATTCTCACCTCCCCATACGGGTCGGGAGGTCTTCATCATCCTCTCCATAATTACCCCCTCTTCTCTATTTTCCCCTGCACAAATTTCTCAAGAGGGCTTATTTCCTTCACAGGCTCCGCAATATCCATAGTAAGGGCAGATTTAAGCGTAAGCCCCAACTGCTTCAACATACTCTCCAAGCGGACCGCAGTAGTGTCTCTTGCCTTCAATAGTGGTGATGGTGCTGCTCCATAGCGGGTCTCCTCAATAAGGCTGTCAAGGCTGTTTATCTCTTCGGTCAAGCGGATGAACTGCTCATAATAGGTCTCCAACATCAGTAAGGAACACGCCCATTCGGGTGCGATTTTGCCCCCATTCTTGGACATAAGGAACTCCTTCACAGACTTCATAAAAGCCTTTACCTGCCTCTTTACCCTCTTGTCAAGGGTCTTTTTCTTTTCCAAAATAACCCCATTTTCGGGGCTTTTTACCTCATTTTCTTCCATAATTTACTCTCTTTTTTATAAAGAAAGTAATCAGCGAAGCCGACAAAGTAAAGCCCATCGGGTAAAAAATGGGGTCAGCCCTCTGTTGCCGACCCCACCTTCCTTCATTTATTATCCTATGGCAAGCGCTATCACAGCGGTTGTAGTTGCCCGTAGGGGTGTCGCTCCCCTCATAATCCCACCGACACGGGCAAAGATGTTATGCAAACAGCGCATAGATGCCGACAATAATCAGCCCAATAAATAGGATGGATATAGCATCCTGCCACTGCTGTTTAATGAATGAATTACGCCAAGGCTCTTCCATAATCTCTTAAATATTTTTAATAATCATAAATTTTTAAGGGTTGGGGGCTGTGTTTCAAACCCCCTCGCCAAGCGTATTTTATTATGTTTAATCAGTAATTAAGTGCAAACTCCCTCATACCCTCATACCAAAGATAGAAAGGATAAAGACCAACCTCGCCACCATCGGCAATCCAATTAAGGTCATCCTGCTCCAAGCCAAGGGGCATACCCGACTCAGCAATTTCTAAGTCAAGGGTACTAACCAACT